AAAGGGAAGTGTTGAGTTTGTTGAAGACTTAAAAACGTATGTAGCTGGCTCTCCAACACCGGAAGATGTATCTGCATTAGCAACGTTAGTTAGTTCATCAGCTGCTGCAATAGAAACACTTAATAAAGTGATGATTGCTAATAAGAACATTGATGCTAAGTTTAAAATTAAAAAGATGGACATAGATAGTAAGAAGGAAATGCAGCAAACCAACATTCAAGGTAAACTTTTAATGAATAGAGAGGAACTTCTTAAGAAGTTAATTGAAGATTCAAAGATTATTAACGTAGAAGTTACTGAATCTCAGATAGGTCCTAACACTGCACTAGTAGATAAGAGTGTTTGATTTAAAACGTTCTTTAGTGCATCAACTTGCACTTGCAAGTTTTCCATATTAGTGATGGTGTATCTGTAAAAAACCGCTTTTCTTTCTGGGTCTTGGTCTCTTGGATTTAAACCTTCAAAGAATAATATAAAGTCTGCAATAACGTTTAATGTTACTTGCATAACTACCATAAAGTCATGATGGTTTTGTACTGCTCTTTTATAATACAACACATCATTAATTAAATTTGTTCCATGTGATGTTTGAGCAGTGTTTTCATTAAGTGTACCCGTTTGTAAACCAACTAAATTGTTCCTTAAAAGCGGGTCAGTATAAAAGCTAAATGTTTTAAGTATAGTTTTTTCGTTTAACGATACCTTGTTTAATAAGGTACTTGGTATGTTAATAGGGTAAAGATAGTTTTGAGTGTAAACATCAAAGTAAGGCACTGTACTATCATCTAATATGACAGAAGTTTCAATTGTACTTCCTATATCATCTGAAAATGGTGCAAAGTAACTATTGTTTGTAATGCCTTGACTAATAGTAGCTTTATATGAATCTGCTAATGAAAGATATTTTTCAACAAAGTAAAGTATAAACTGATTATCTAAAGGTTTAACGCCCGTTTCTTGCACTTGCCCATTTATTACTTCATAATTAGGTACGGTGAAGTCAGTGTTGTTTAGTTCATTATACAATGCTGTGTATGCAGATAGTACATTAGTTGTTACTAAACTTTTATTAAATTTAATATTTTCGTTTATTTCAGCTAAGTAGTCACCTAACGTGTTTAATAAATCCGTACTACTATTATAAAAGTTTAAACTTGTGTCCTGGACAATGCCAACGTAATCTGGTAATAAAGATGTAGTGCTCATGGAGTGTTTTCGTTGTATTGTGGATCAGTAAAGTGATAAGTTTTTACTGCTAAAATTTTATTTATATACTGATCATTACCAACAAACTGGTGATCAACCTGTAATATAAAATATATGCCTAAGAACTTACTATCAAAGTCGTTATCAATATAGTTACCTGTTCTATCTATACTTATAAACCTACCTGCTTTACGTTGAAACCCACCTTGCACTGTTATCTCAACACCTAGATTCAACTTTAATGCTCTTTTTAATATTTCATTTCTACCTACAGCTACTTTTAATAAGTCATTATCTTGATTGTAAATAAGGAAATGGTTTTCAAAGTTTTGATTCGTTTTTTGAGTATTGTTTATTATAAAATGCGGAGAGGGTAAGTTGTTTTTACCTTTCATTGGCTGCACATATAGTAAACTAAAGTCTTTCTTTACCTTTTCAACATCACCATCTACACAATTTACGTTAAAAGTTGTACGATCAAAGTCATAATTATGAACCAATATGCTTTTAATTTTATCTTGAAACTCTAACCCAGGGGTGTTAAAAAATTTAACTTCTTGTATATCACTAGTTTCACCAAACTCTATAGCATGTAGTGGTTTCTTTATATCATTTTGAATAATATTGGATGTAGAAGTTTGACCACCTGCTATGGTTAGGTTTTCAATAAAATATTGTGAACCGGAATCAGTTTGTTTATTGTAGGCTTTGGAAAATATACTACTAGCGCTTTCTAATGTGTATTCACCGGTAAAGTTATCTTTTAATAAGAACGAAAAGTCTTTACCAGAATCATTAGTGACATGAAAGTTGTACATGTACATTAAATCATCATAAGCTGTGTAATCGTTTGGTGATGAATAAAATATTTTAGTAGCACCACTTTCAAAATAAGGCGATACAGTGTTGTTACCTGACAAGGTACTATAAACTGCTCCAGGCGCATCTAAACCTTTTTGTAATATGTACTTCATACAATCACCAGTAGGTGCTCTTCTGTTTAAGTCATTTAAATATGCTAAATTGGTACCAGGTAATAAGTTAGTAGTTGAGAAAAATATTTTCTTCTCTTTTAAAATAACATAATCTAAATCTTGTAAAGTATATTTTTTAGCCTTACCTGTATCAGTTGGTATATCTTGTTCATCAGTTAAAACAAATATATACTGTAAAGAATAAACTTTATTATAGTTTAGACTATTTTGATTGTAAGGTGATTGTTTAGGGTCTTGTGTTGGGTCTAAAGGTATAAGTGTTAGATAAAGTAAATCTCTACCATCACCTCTTGTTCTATAACCTACAATGTCTGGTGCGTTACTATTAACAAACTCTTTATTTGTTTGAGGTAATTTAAACCTTTCAATTACATCTTCAGTGTTATTTACAACAATATGCCCTGACATGAACGGGGTGTATATAACATCAGATAATTTTAAATCTATTATTGCATCTTTTTGAAAACTTGTATAATAACCATCAGCATTAGCAAATGTAGCTCTAAACAAGTAACTCTTTTTATTAATAACTACTTGAAAAGATGAGTAGTTTGACTGCTCAGCTAAAAATAATGCTTCATTTCTCATTGTAACTGTTGACTAATAGTAGTTAATACCAGATTAATATATGTTGGTTTAATTATTTTTAATGTCTTACCTGAATTGGCTGGGTCAAAAGGGTTTTGTATGTTGTTTATTATACAAATTAACCACCACAAATATGTAGTACCATATATTTGATAACTCAACGTAGTTAATGGAATGTTAGCCTGGTATGTAATTGTAAAAAAAGCATCGTTAGTTATATCGCCAGGTACTGATATGTTTCTTATTATATTATAAAAATAGTCCTTATTAGCATCCTTGGTTTGATACGTCTTAAAAATATTTTCATACCTATATAACTGTAAGTTAGGTAAGTTTTGGTTATAATTTTGATATGTTCCGAGGTCCATAATATTATGCTGTTGTTCCAACTGTTACGTTTTGCGGAAATATACTATAGTATAAGAAGTTTCTTGTTTCGTCGTTCATACCAGTAAAGCTTATATTCAATTCGTACGCATCAGGTACAATAGTGTTTATAGTTGTAAATCTACCAGTAGATCCTGATGCCTGCACTGGTACACTTAGTGGCATTAAACGCCTTGCACCTAAAAAGTTTACTGATAAACTACTTATAAAAGCGTAAGGCATATATACTGTGCCAGGGATTATTAATTCATAAATTACTGGCATATCTATAATTGATCTTGTTATTCTACCTGGTCTATTTTGATATATTAACCCGAATAATAATTGCCAGTTTTGACTGATACTATCTTTTGACAAAGTATTAAGTAAGGGAATTTTTACGTTAATAGTTCTACCTGTATCACCCATTGAAAATTGTTTTGCTTTTTCAATATATGTACCAGGTTTTAAAAAGTTAGTTAATGATGCAGCACTTTCTGCTAAAGTTCTAAGACCACCTTGTACTGCTGATGCAAAATTGGTTTCTCCTTCACCAAAACTGTTATTTACCGTACTATTATTATTTTCTAAGTATGGAAAATTGTATACAAATCCTGTTGGTTCAGTTGAGTACAAATAATCATATGGTTTTAATACTGGGCTTTTAAATGAATTAAAACCTTGGTTTGATAAAAATGAATTTATTGAATCTAAAGAAATGGCATTAGATGTTGTTGGTGTAGAATTTTTTGTGTATAATGAAACTGAATTTTGTACTAAAGGTGAATTAGCATTTAAACCATTAAATGATGGTAAATTAGCTGCAAATGGTTGTCCGTTAGGGGTTAAAAATTGATTTGGTGTGGCACCAGGGGTATTTGAGTTTAAAAACTTTGTTATGGTAGGGCCTAATGCATTTAACACTGTATTGGATACTGATTGGCCAGAATTTAAAATAGAAAAAACAGAATTAGCTATGTTTGAAATGTTACTGTTCATTAACAAACGTTTTTCTATAATGTTTAACACTGGCACGTCAGCTCTAGAAGATGGCAGAGATACGGTCCAATCAAATTGATTTACAACATCTATTGTATCAGCGGCAGTAATACCACCATAAACTTTTGATATACCAAGTGAATTTTGTTCTTGGGACCCTGGTAAAGTACCACCTGTACCTGCTCTATATAAAATAGGTAAAGTATTGTCTGCTCCAGTTTGCAGATACCATATAGCGGTGTCAGCATTTACCTGTGGTAATTTAACTATTGGGCTTGTAGTAGGAATTGCCATACTATTACTTAAGTGTCATTTTAAGTTACGCCTTGTAACGCTCTTAATGAACCTAAACCTCCGTATGTATTGTTTGTTATTCTTGGTGCTGTGATTATGTTACTTGGTGTATTTAAATTGTTTTTCATTTCTGCTAAGTGTCTATTACTTGATTGTAAAATGTCAATTTGTTTTTGTAATAGGTCGTTGGTAGCTTTAGTTAAATTCTTTAATATTGTGTTGTTTTCTGTTGTAAGTTCAAAGTTTTTATTAAAGTACTTGTCAAGTGAACCACCAGGTTGAAAACCAAATGTGGTGTCATTATCTGATGGTTGTATAAGTTTACCATCTGGTGTCCTAATAAAGTCTTTAACCGGTGTTTGTTTATTTGGTAATGAGTTTACTAAATCATTAAAATCAGCTTGGTCAGTTACTTCCCCTTGTGTAATAGCACTATCAGAACCTGTAAGTTTAGATTCATTTTGTAGCATTAACCCGGCTTTTTCTACCATCCGTTTTCTTGCTTCGTCAACTTTTCTTCTAGTTTCTTCTTCTTTAGATACAACAGTTACTGCTTTTGTAGGTGCAACTTTTTGGAATGGGTCTAATGCATTTTCTAATGCTTCCATCCAATCAGATATCATTTTAAATGGGGTTATCTCTACACTACCATCTTCATTAATGGTAATTAAGTCTGACATAAACCCTGGTAGCATATTTTTTAAACCTACCATTGCTTTACGGTATGTATCTTTAGCCCAACTACCAAAATCTCCAATCCAATCTCTTGTCGTTACTTCTTCTTCACCCTTATCGTTTGTTTTAGTTGTAAACAATAATGTGTTAATAACATCTAAACCGAGACTAATAGCTGTACCGACTCCAGGAAAGAAAGCTGATATACCAGATGCTATGTTCAGTATAGCTTGTACCCAACCTGAAGCTGTTTTACTACCACTAAAGAAAAATTCACCAGCAGCACCAAAACTTAATAATGATCCAATTAAAGGTAACTTTTTAAGTAATGGGTTAGACTTTAAAACTTGTGAAGTAATTTTACCAGTAGTGCCGCCCATTTTTAATAAACTTGCAAACACAAGTTTACTACTCTTTAACATTGCAGATAATACATTACCACCAACGTTCTTTGGAATTGTTTCTGTTCCAAACTTTCTTTCCATTAAAGCTTCAACTATATTCATACCACCGAATATTTTTGCTTTAGTATCGTTTGGTAATGGGAACAATCCAACTATACCTTGTATTAAATTGTTAATACCACCTATAGCATTGCCTGATTGAAAAGCTGTATATGCATCCCATATGGACAATATTGGTCCAATAATTGGTAATGAGTGTAATTTCGGTTGTAATGTGGCATAAGCTATCTTAAACAGGTCCGTACCTATAGCCTTAAAATTGCCTTTCTTTAAGTCGTTAAATAGCTTACCAAAATCACCTTTTATTACACTAGAAATTAAACCACCTAAACCTGCTATCACACCTAACACGGTTAATACACCGGGTCCTAGTAATTTACTCAACCAGCTTTTACCCTTATCTTTATTATCTTCTGGTTTTTTATCATCATGGTCATCTTCATGTTTTAAAAACATTGATAATTCCTTGGTAGCTTTTCTACCAAACCCTGCAATGATAACTTCTTTAGGCTCATCTACAACCTCTTTAGGTTTATCTTCCTTTTCTTGTTTTTCTTTATTCTCTTCAATACTAGCTTGTTGCATAGCAATAAGCTTTTCTAAATTTTCATTAGTTTTCTTATTTTTGTCAACTACATCATCTTTAACGTTAGCAACTTTTTGAATAGTGTCCTGCTTACCTTCTTTCTTTTTTAACGTTTTGTCTGCTAACTTATCAGATACTTTAGACAGTAATAGTATAGCCTCTGATAGAGTATTACCGTATGTGTCTGCCATTTAAATATTTAATGGCAAAGCTATACTACAAAAAAGTTTGGAATAATGTCAATATATACGTTTGTATTAGGAATCTTAGTGTATTCCTTTTCTAAATCACGTAATTTGTTAATTTGATCTACAACACCTGTAAATTCTGAAGTATCCAATGACTCAATAAGTTCAATTCCTTGAGCAATGTCATCTTTAAGTTTTAACTGACTGCCAGTACTCTTTACTTCAATTTTATCAATAAACTTAAAGATTTCGTATGAGTATAAATCACTAATTAATGACTTTAGCTTAGCACTCCTTGCTGTTTCATCTTTATACTTCTTTAAAAGTATAGAGTTAATCTTGTTATCATATTCTATTGTAGGGTTAACAATGTAAATCTTAAAGTTATCTGATTCTATTACAGTAGGGGTAAATTTATTGGTATTTGCTTTGTTAGCATTAATAACATCACTAATGTTATACGTTACATCGTCAATGGTAATTTGATCTTTTAACTTAGACCTTAAAGCTAGGGCAAAACTTACTCTATCTATGGTATCGTAATTGCTAAGACTATCTGATAAGTTGTCTTCAAGTATTTTTGCAAAGGTATTGTTAAAAAATAATACTGAAAGGTTTGAATCAACGGCTGACTCAATTATGGTTTTTTGTTGTGCTAATGTTAATGGCTTTAATTGAACATCATTACCTTTAGAAGGTACATAAACTGTTAAGCCTGTTTTTACTTTTTTAATTTCGGCTAAAACATCGTTAAAATTGTTACTCATACTATATTTTAAGCTACATCAACTGATTTACCACCTTGTTGAGAATTTTTGTCTTTCATTTCTTTAGCAAATTTATTTAACATAATTTTGCTTTCTGGGTACGTTACTGAACTAAGATCATTACTGTTGTAATTTAAATGACGTCTTAAATTATACTCCAATTCTAGTACAGTTTCAATTTTTTCATCAAATATAAACTTTAAAAAATATAAAAATGAAGTGTCAAATAAGTTAAGTTTAAAGTTATCAATTGAAGGTATGGTTAAATTGAAATCTTTACAATTATTAAAAACGGCTTTGTAAACTTCAAGTAAAGGTATGCTTGGTAATGAGTTTAATAACTCCATTTTCTGTTCTAATTTAAAATCTTTAACATTTATATCTTTACTATCTATTGTAATTGATATTAAACTTTCACATATACAATTTACAAAATCATTTTGATCCACAACAAAGTTATTAGGCAAACCAAACGTTAACACTGTGTTATCTAACTTGTACTCAAATGGTTCTTGGCTGTATTCAAGTTTTGATATGAGGTAATTTGTGTTTAAATTTACACTCTTTTTGTCGTAATTAATTTTTACTTCAGTGCCTAATGTTAAACTACGTATGTTAAGTAATAAAATAATTTTTTCGTGTACGTTTAACGTAGGTGTTCCTTCAACATAAGTATCAATAATTTTATTAAACAGTTTGCTTAAATTTTTTGCATCAGTTTGATTATAAAACGATTTACATATGTTTTTATAATCATTAAAGGAAATCTCCTTTAAGTTTACTGTGTTGTTACCCAAATTAATGGGAAAAGAAAAATTAAAACTCATCTCTGGAATGGAGATATTCTAGGAATGTTCCCATTACCTAATGTTTTTATAATGTCTGGTAATGGAATGTAAAGATTATCTGATACAGTATAGTAGTTATATAAAAAGGGAACATCATAAGCTTCATAAGCTTCTGCATCGTAACTTAAACTACGGTTGCCAACTGATAAAGGAACACAATCGTAAAAATGCCACACTTTTCTAGGTATTTGAGACACGTTTTGATATGTTCTTGAATACTGCATTATAGTGATATTACATTTTATACTTTCTTTCGTACCTGGTGCACCTCTATATACAAAACCTTTATGGGCTGCTAATATTACCCAAGGTCTCATTATCATGTCTGTAAATGATGTGTTAGTTTCTCTAAATCTTAACGTTAAATTATTTGAAGCAAAAGCATCTCTATTTTCTAATATACCACCTTGTACAAACCCTCTGTTGTTATCAATGGTGGCTGTTCCTGCTGTTAATGTTTCATTAGGAATTTCAGCTCCATCTAAGAATATACAACCAACTACATTTTGTAATGGGTAATTTGTTAGTGCTGTTCTTGCATTATCTATGTTCCACCCTATACCAGAACCGTCATATGCTTTGACCGGTTCAAGGTTTTGTATTGTTTCAGTTGTTAATGTATAGGGAAATTGTTCTATGATAGCTATAAACTGTGTTCTTAGTGGTATAGTAGCTACCCAAGATTCTAAAGTTGTTAAAAAGTAGTCTCTAAAACTAATTAAGGGAACTCCAGGTATAGCCACGTTTGAAACTATTGTGCTTGGTGCAGCAAGAGTTCCTGGTTGGTTTATTCCACCAAGAGTTGCTAAGGCTGTTGTTGCATTACCTACTGCATTTAATATACCTGACATTCAAATATTTAATCACAAAAAACGCTGTACAACTAATGTACAGCGTTACTAAATTATATGTATATAACTATTAACCAGTTTTGCGCCAATAGTGATATGCTACGGTAACGTCAAAATTCTGAATTTCACCTGTTGAAGTGATATCATAGTTAAGAGCTCCTACTTCTCTAATGCTTGCACCTACTAATTGATATTGAGCAACTTTGTTTAGTTGTTTATCTAATTGAATTAGATCAATTACTGCTGACTGTTTTGGTGTAAAGTAATTACCTGTACTTGTTGCATCATTAAACGTATCATTTAAAACAGTTAAAAACTTTTGTCTAATGGTTTGAGCAGCATCAGCATAAAAGTTAATAACATAACCTTCACTTCCTGGGTATTGTGAAACACCTGGAATGTTAAAATTTAAGCCCATATAAGGTGCTTGAACATTGGTTATTGTCTTAGCAGGCAAACTTGCTGTTCTAGCATATACTAAATCATTTTCTGTTATTACCTGTGAAGTGGCACTACCGAAATTAATGCTCAGCACTCTAAACAAGTTAGAACGTGAAAAATCATTTGCTTGCGCCTGTGTATAAAAGTCTTGTATTGTTTGATGTACGTCTGCCATATTATTATTTAGTTATCCAAGTATCAATTGCTGGTCTTGTGTTGATGTTTTACTGTCTAACAATATATTCTTTACTTTT